TCTGGATGGCCATTCCATCCTCTACCAGCTGAAGGGCCTCCGCCACCCGGAGGAGCTCTTGGTAGATGTACTCAGGGCCGGTCTCAGGGGAGGCGGAGGGAACTGTCGGCGTGTAGGCCATTACATTTCCCCTGCGACTTTGAGATCAGCATCCATCCCGAGATATACCCATGGAGCGTTGTTGAGAGAGCGGACACGAACTGCCAAGAGCTTTCCCGTGAGCGTGCAATCAACCTTACGGCTAACCCCGATGGTGTAGATGATGGGGGTCTTCCACTTGGTGGGCTCGGCCACGGAGTCGCAGCTGCCCAGCGTGATTTCGATCTGCGCACCGGTGGGACCTTTCAGGCGTGGCCAGAACCTACTCATGAACTTGACGGCAGAGAGGTCAGGTGGCTGGCCGGAGCGGATAGGCACGCCGAGGTGCTGCCTCTCGGCGAAGTTCCCGTTCAGAGCAAAGGTGCCGCCATCCATCCAGAGGATAGACATCTCGCCAAGCCCGAGAAGGCGCTTGATCGACGGCATGGAGGCGAACTCCGACCAGGCTGTCGTGGAGGTGGCCCAGGTAAAGGGATTGGTCGCCCAGAACTCCGAGCCCGTTCCGAAGGGGTCGACCAAGCCGGCCGCGACATACCTCGTGTTGGGGAGCGCCCGGAGAGCCGTGGTATCGTCTACGTAGTTGTAGACAAGGGCCGTGTCGGCGGCCTGATACCCGTCCATCGTCCGCCTCCAGCAGAACCACACCTCATTCTCGATCGCATGAACAGCGCAATGGCAGGTGGTGAGCTGGTCCGCTGTGATGTTGCGGAGGATGGACTTCAGTCGGCCGTTGACGACGGACTTGGAGCTGTTACCATCATGGATGTAGAGATCGCTCCCGGTAAAACAAAAGTGCTTCCCGCTGATGTACTCCACCGCGCAGTTGCGCATGGGAATGCCCCAGTCACCGAAAATCTTATAGAACTTGAAGATGAACACACCGCCTATGTACTGCATGCCCCAGACGGAATCCTGCTTATAGATAAGCATAGTGTCCCGCATCGGGAGAGCATCAATACACTGGCCAGGCGTCTCGGCCAGCACATGCTCCCCCGCATCCTTAGTCGGGTCAGTTTCGTCCCAGGATATTGGCACGCCGCCTGGGTCGGCGGGATGACTCCATTTCACCATCGTCGGGTAAAAGACCATATCCTTGGTCACGGCCAAGGCGATGAGATACTGCTTGAACGAGCGGAGGGTGTAGGCGGTTACCCCCGCTGGCCAGTTGACGAGTGGGACGAGCTGGTTGGCCGGGTTCATGTCCGGCCAGTGCCAAGGCGGCATCCTCCCATCGTGGATGATAGCCTCCGTGGCCAAGCCTGCCCCGCTCCAGACGAACGGCTCGCTGGAGGCAACAGCCCCTGGCGGAGTGATCTCAGTAAGTCCACTCCCCTGAAGGGCGAACATACGATCGGCCGAGACAACCAGCCAGTTCCCCGGGGAGCCAGCCCAACCCGAACAACTCAAGGCCCAGATGGGCTGAGCTGGCATATCGACAACCTTCACGTCCTGGCGCATCGAGCCCATAGCACCACTTTGGAAGCGCATGTTCATGCCCGCGCTCCAAGCGTTGACAGGGAGCTCACTCGGGTCCCTGTCTAGAACAATACCAATCTGGCCCGAGACGGGCACTGGTACGATGGGCATAGTAACCCCTTATGGGAGAGGGTGTGCGGCGATGAAGGCGGCGGCCCGAGCACGCGCTTGAACGATGGCGGCAGGGATGGTGTACACCTCAGTCTCGTCCAACGTCACCAGCCACTCGGTCGAAGCCAGGAAGTAAAGAGCATGACGAACGCGCGTCTTGGTGAGTTCGACGGCTGGGTCAACGGGAGGAGCTGGAACGATGAGTGGCAGGCCGTCAACGTCGGCCACGATTGCGCCCTTGAGGAGGAGACCGTCCAGACACTCGATGTAACGCTCGTAAGGGATCTCAACGGCATCCTCAGGAACGGTGCAGTCTGGGTTCTCGGCCTCCACCATCAGGGCCCCGCCAGAGTAGTCGTTCACCTCGATGAGAGGAGCCTCAGGGATAGGCTCACCTACCACGTATGGCACGTTTGGCGGAGTCCAGTCAGGATCTGGCACCCACTTGGTCGGCCAAACCTGATCAGGATCCTCGATCAGCTTGGTGCGGGCGCCGTATTCGTCCTCACGATAGAAGACACCCTCTTTGAAGTAAATTTTCATGGTGCAGACTCCAGTCAGAGTATGTTATGTTCTTAACGGTATTCGGTCCAGCGGTTGAGAGTGCCGTTTGACACAGCGAGCCCATAAGCGACGCCTGGCCCGACAACAAACGAGGTGGTGTACAGAGCCGCAACAGGCGCGCCGGCCGTCACGCTACCCGCCACGATAGAGTTGATATGTGTCTCCATGCTCCCGCCCGGTTGCAGCGTGCAGATTACCATAACGGTTATAGGCTTACCTACCGTGTTGGTGTAAGTCGCGTTGAGCGCGCGCGAGCCGGTTACATCCTGCACGGTCTGCGCAACACCAAGCACGTTCGACGCGGATATAGGCGCCAACGCGGTGCCGACGGAATCCATCACAGCGACACCAGAACCTCCGCGTACATGCTTAATGCTGACCGCTGAACTCCCTACGGCATGAAAACCATAATGCACATCGCCGGTTGTTGCCTCGCTAGTGACAGCAGCGGAGCCATATGCCGTCTGAGAATTGTATGTGGAGATTAGCCGCGCGGAGCGGATTACGTCGTTTGACGTTATAGCTCCGCATGCAATCGGAGCATCAAAGCCAACGCTTGTGATTACCCTGTTTGCATCAACATTTCCACGAATAAGCCACTTGTCAAAACCGCCGGTCCCGTTGAAATGCTGAATACCAATAACGCCATCGGTTTGACGAATTAACCTGAGAAGATCCAGATTGGCAGAACCGAGAACTAAAGCGGCTTCAGCCGTTTGCCCAACGACAATGTTCAGCGGACCCGTCAGGCTGCCGCCCGTGAGCGGCAGATACGCGTGTGTGTGCCCGGCTGGGGAGTAATTCCCAGAGAGGAAGGTGAATAGGGACTGGTTGAGGCCAGGAAAGCTATTAAGCAGGACGTGCTTAAGCAGGCGCAGGTGGTCATCGCCCTGGGCAACCGGATCACCAGCCGTCGGGTTGAGCTCGTTCAGAGCTGTAATAAAATCACCAGATTCGAGTGCCATTATGTGTTCCCTCCAAGGGAGCGGGACTGGTTAACCTCAGCCCGGGAAATGTGTCTATCGTACAGGCGCTTCCACGCCACCTGCGCCTCTGCTGCGAATTGTTGAGCAAGGTCATTATCCTTGATGTGCTTGGAGGCCAGGACGAAGCCCAGCTCGGCCAGGATCACATCCGAGGCGTACTTGAGCCACTTAGGCGTGGCGGTCGCGTCGCTGATCCGGGCGTCCTTCACTATGTACCGCATGTGGAGGACATAGACGTTGTCGGGAAGAGGATAGAGGCGAAAGTACTCACCCGAGATCGCGTAAGCGAGTGGGCGCCCCTGACCGGGGTGGAGGCGGAGGGCCACGTCAGGGTCCTTCTTCACCAGCTCCCTCACCGGGCTCGTCTCCGTGTCGGAAAGATAGAGATTGCTCTCCTCGATCTCCGCACAGAAATCGAGGGGGAGAGGGATGCGCCTCTCCCCGATGGCCGTGGAGGCATGAGCGACCTCGGATTCCAGAAACCAAGGATACCATTGGCGGGACTCCAGCGCCGTATCCTGGAGAATATCCAGCTCGAGCGGAATCCGGGCGGCCATATCGTCTCGATCGCCGAGCCTGAAGCCCATCGTTGTGATTAGCTCCGCCAAAGTCATCACGCAACTCCGAAGGTGAGCTGGACGGTGAACTGCCAGGACTGGGCAGAATTCTTCGTGCCGAGGGACTCAATCTTGCGATTCAGCATGGTACCGCCCGCCGCTGCATTAAACACGCCCCACTCGAACCAGGGGAAATTCGCCTCACCTGTAGAGAAGAGGGAGCGGTAGGTGAGGACGGGAGGCGCGATGGTTGGGAAGGTGGTCTCCTGAGGACGCCTGAACTTATTGGCACCTTGCAGGTCCGTCTGCGTCGCCGCGAAAGCCGCGGAGCTATCCCCCACTCCGATGTGAGCAGTGGCCGCGGCGAAGGGGGTAAAAGCTCCACCTGCCAGGGCAGTTACGATCAGATCTCTTGCCGCGTTAACCAGGGCCATTTGAGTTCTCCTTCAAGAATTGGCTGAGGGGAATGATGTCTTCCCCCTCGATAATTTCGACGGGCACATCGCCCTCTTTACGGTCGCCGTCAAACTTCTCCAGCTTCCATTGTACCTTAACCATTACAGGCGCGTCATCAGATGGCATTTCGGATTCCCTTATTAAATACCCACGAGTGGGAGAAGTCAAGGATTACACCCTTCGGGTAACAGCGGTGTAGCTGGGTGCTCAGTCCAAACCCCTGTTAAGGGCTTTTGGTCCGGCCAGTTCTCAATGCAGTGGATCGAGTCCTCCTCGAGCCTAAGGATGAGATCGTCAACGGCCTCCTTGACAACGGCCATAAAGGCCAGCTCGGACAGGGTAAGAGTCGTGGAATCAGCCCTGACCAGCATGACTAACACTGGGGGGTGAGTCTCCGAGAGCGTGATGGTGAGGGGGTCATCCACCGCAGTCCGGACGAAGACCACATTGACTACGTCGTTGGCCGTCAGGGTGAGAAGGTCAGCCGCCTGCGTCCCCACTAGAAGGGCCCTGGCCTCCGCCAAAGTCAGGGTAAGGAGATCAACCGCGCCTACGACAACCGCTACAGCTGCGGCCTCAGCCAGTGTGAGAGTGAGAGTGTCTGGGCGATTCAACAGCACGAACGGGGTGAAACTGGTATCGACCGCCGTAAGGGTAAGGGTATCGACCGACGGCTGCATGACCAGGAGGACGAGCCTGGCTTCAGACAGTGTGAGAGTAGGAGTATCGCTCGCCCCGAGCCCAGCCTTCCCCCAGGTGTCATCCCCGAGGAGGGTGGCCCAGGTCTGCGAGGCCCCAGTCCAAGTAAGGTTCGGGGTCAACATGACTCAGGCCTTGCAGCCGTCTGGCTCGAGGATGATGGGAGGATGTTGGACCCAGAGGCCGGTTACCGGCTTGCTGAATGGCCAGTCATCAATACACCGAACCTGCTCTTCGGAAACCCTTAGATAGAGGACGTCGGCCGCAGACTTAAGCTCGACAGGGACGTAGGTAATCTCCCCTGGGAGGGTCAGCGTCAGACTATCAATGGAGAAGTGCCCGGCCAGGTTCCACAGGTCGTCGCTGACGAGCCCATCCCAGTTCATCCCGGCCGTACCCCAGGTAACGGTTGTACTTAGCATTTCACCTCCCCTACAAAGTCATGAGTAAAGTTAAGCATACCCTCGTGCCCCACCTCGCGAGAGACATCGTGGTCGATGTAGATGGGGATGCCGAGCCGCTCGCAGGCCGCGCAGAAGTTCCAGTCCTCGCCAACGTAGGTGTCTCGATCCTCGTCGTAAGACATCTCCCAGGCATTATGTGGGATCTGGAGGATGACGGAGCGGCGAATGAGCATGAGGCCGGTCCCCACGCGCCAAACCTTCTGGATGCCGTGGCAATCAGGATCGGAGTAGATGGGCTTTCCGTTCATATTCCCCTCCTCCATCCGGCGAGCCGTGGGCTGGTTGGGAAGCTGCTTGGTGACGCAGTTGACGGCCACGATGGGCTTGTCATGAGCCAGGAGACGGTGGAGAATGTCTGGCGGGAAGATGTGGTCGCAGTCGACCATGAAGAGGTAGTCGGCCTTCTCGCGCTCGGCGATCTTCATCAGGTCGAGGCGATTGCGGGGAAGGAGGGAGGAGCGGATGGAGGCGACCCGGAGTTCCTGGGAGGCGAACCCCTTGACCTGGGTGATGGCGAACTTAGCTACGAGGCCGCAGAGGCTAACCCCGAAAGACGCATTCCACTGGGGTCCCGAAGGCACCCCCACAATAACGCGGAGGTGGGCCATCTCAATCGTCCTCCTTGGATAGCTCGTCCCAGACGTCGGTGCCAGCCTCGATCTGAATGTCGTCGGGATAGAGCTGGAGCTCGCCCTTCACCTTCGAGCTGTCGCCATAATCTTCCCGCTGGGAGAGCCCCTTGACTTTCCCCTTGATGATGACCGTCACCACCTCGCCAACCTCCAAGCCCTTCAGGTCCGACAGAGCCTTCACGTCGAGGTAAACGGAGGGAGTGTAGTCGTCGGCACCCTTCGTCGACTCGACCAACCCTGTTGCTTTCTTCTTTGCCATTGCAAGCTCCTAGAGAAAAGGGGGACAAGAACCCGTAGCTCTTGTCCCCCTGAATTACCCCTGCGGGGTGTGTGTCAGACCTTGAAGTTGGTCAGCCAAGCCATCGTCTTGGCGTGCTCGAGTTCCAGACCACATTCCGACAGCCACTGACCCTTTTGATGGTCGGCGTCGTTGGCCTGGATGTTGTCCTTGAAGGTCGTATCGCGCAGGTGACGATACTTCAAGGAGGTTGGGTCGATCACAGCCATGTCGTACGTGTGGACTGGGTGCGTGTTGAAGAGCGGGTGACTCTTCACGTAGATCACACCTTGGGGGAGGACCCAGCGCTGCAGTTTCATGCCGTACACCTCGATGATGCCATCGAAGTTCACGCGGGTGCGTGCCTGGGAGGCTGCCAGACGATTCAGACTGTTCAGCGCCCCGTTACCGGCGAAGACGATACGCTCGTCCCCCGCACCAGAGTTGTAGTCGAACACCTTGTAGATGGCATCCGTGAACATGGTCTCAGTGATGGTAGTGGTGAACTGAGTGATCATGTTCGGCGCGTACTGGGACAGGAACCAGAGCAGGCCGCCCGTGTAACGCAGGGGCTTGCCGTTCGACCCGACAGTCTCGAACATCTTGCCGAAGAAGAACGCGAACTCCATCGCTGTGGAGTGATCGAACATCTTGCGCTTCTTGTCGTTCTTGACTGGATCGCCGGTACGGGTCTTGGTCTTGCGGGCCGTCTCGGTGATGTCGTAGGTCGTCTTGAAGATCTGGCACAGATTCAAGAGCTTGGTCGGGTTACGCATCGCAGCGTCTGGGGCGCCCGTACCTTCAGCGAAGACCGAACCGATCTTCGTAATGGTCGAGGGTGCCGCAATCGTCTCAGCTGCG